ATTTTTATGTGTGATAAAAAAGGAAACCATTTCTGGTTTCCTTTTTATAACGCAACTGATATTGATTACACTTGCATATTGCGATTATCGGTATTGGCAAGTCCGGGAATGATGCTGTTAAGATTGCTTGCAAGCGGTGTGACGCGGCTTCCCTGCGGCTGTGAGATATTTCCGTTTGAACCGACAGGGTTTATAGCGGAAGAGCCGCCGCCCATTCCCATCTGCCCAAGCATTTCAGGCGGGGCGACAGGCGAATCAAAATCATCCATCTTGATACCAATAAGGTATTCAATTTCCGATTTGAGTTTTTCAAGCGTGATGACCGGACGCATAACGCCCTGTTCATCGGGAAGTGCCAACTGCGACAGCGACAGCAGAATGTTGTACAGTTCAGACTTGCCCCTAGGCATTTCATTGCCGATAACGACTTTCACATCGAAGTCAAGATCGGCAAGTTCAATGTCGCCGTTCGTTTCCATGTACTCGAAAGCAGGGAAGTTCTTTTTCGGCGCATTCGGGTTCTTTTCCATGAACGACAATGCGGTGTTAGGAGAAGCGGGGATTGCTTTCGGTGCTTGCGCGATAACGCCCATGTCAACCGATTCGGAACCGCTGTCCATTCTGAACCAGTACGGTGCGTCCCATTTTTCAAGGCACAGTTTAATGACGTACTTTGCGCCCCACTTCATGATTTCCGTGATATCCGCTTTCTTGTCGGAGATGCCAACGGACGATTGCAGAATGCGCGACTGTGTGGAAGTGGCGGTTTCAGATGCGGTCTGCTTCATGCCCGTCATGATATCCGCAAAGCGCGTGGCGCGGTCTGCCTGTGCAAGCAGATACTGAATCATCTGCATGACAACAGGACTTACGCCTTTTGCCTGCAACACACGAATGGTGTTGTTGGGATCGTTGCAGATGATCGGTTCGGACGGGTCGCTGTTCAGAGATTCAATGCCGATGTTGGAACGTTCGTCAATCAGCACTTTCGACTGCGCGGAAAATCGTGCGGCTAGTTCCAGTTCATCGGTCAGTTTGTTTACGGTTTTCTGCATGGGAAGCAGAATCAGCCCATCCCCGAATCCGTAGAAGTTTCCTAGCGCGGGGGTTCCACGTGCGAACGCGAACGGGTATTCATTGTCCACGCCCTTGTAGACGGGTTCAGTATCACTGGATTCCCTAAGGATAAGCCCGTTGGCATCCATTTCAATCAGTTGCAGAACACCTTTCGGATTGTTTCGTGTCCACACGTGCAAGAGCATACAGGAATTTTCATCGTCAACGGAAACGTCAGGATCGCTTCCCTGATACTCGTTGTATCCCGCAAGAACCGCGTCCCCGTATTCGTCGCCGTATTCGTCACGGATATAGGAGATAGGTACGAACCCGATTTCATGGATGATGTATTCCGCGTCCTGAACGTCCTTGTAGTCCTTGATGCGTCCATCCACAAGCACGGAACGGATAGGAAGCGCGGAAATCTTTCCGTAGCCATCGGGCTTATCGCCCGTCCTGCCATACGCCTTAGCCCATGACGCGGTAATCCAGCACCCGCCTAGAAGCAGATACGACCGCACCGCATCCTTGATGTGCGCCATGAATTTACCCTGCCGTTGCAGATAGGAGAAAGCCGCGCCTAGTTTCCGCATATACATTTCATGCGCCGGGTTGTCGGACACGAACGTAAATTCGGCATTGGCGGTTGTCATGTGCGCCGTCTGTCCCTCCACACAAGGGGTGATAAGCGGAATGAACGAATTAGGGAAAGACGGATCGTCGCTTACGGCGTCCCGTCCGCAGTAATACAGTTTTTCGATTTCGTCCCATTTGAACTTTGTAGAAATGCTTGACAGTTCCGCCTTGCGCCTAAAATACATATCGGAGTAGTATCTTCCGCGTGAACGCTGTTTCTCCGTCATGAGTTCAGACCATGACGAAAGTTTACTGGACTGCTGTTCGTTTCTATCTTCGTAAATCGTTGTAACAGCCATTCCGCTACTTCCCCTCAATTACGCTTTGTGTGTATTCCGCTTGAACGCTTCCCATGACAAAAGCCCGTTCTTGTCACGGTACAGACTAACGGGAGTATCTTCTTCCTTTAATTTTACACTATCGTCCAAGGGCGGTTCTTCCAGTTCGCGCATGACTTCCTTGTGGTTCACTTCAATGATATTCTGCGTGATTTGGATTTCGTGCGTAACGTTTTTCAACCCATCTTCAAGCCGTTTCTGTACGATTTTCAAGCCAAAGCAAAGTGCGACCACCGCACCCGACAAAACTGCGATAAGAATCATTTCAACGGTCATACCTGCTTACCTTTCCTTTCGGTGTGTGGACAAACTCTTTGTGTCCGAACATTCCTGAATGTTTCTTCTTGTACTGCTGAATCTGCGCCCGTGTAACCCGTCCCTGCTTCAATGCGTCGTCCAGTTCCCAATCAAGCCAGTTTCCCGTTATTTCATCTATTTCTTCCGACACCTGACGTTTCTGTTGCATCCGCGCTTTAAGCCAAATCGCAAATGACATTACCAGATCGTCATGTGCGCCCGACGACGCACCCATAAAGATTCCCTTTACCTTTTTTGCTGTCTGCGTGAATGACAGCATTTCACGAATAGTGGCAGGATCGTTTATCTTGTTTACATTCGTGCCTACCCATTCCACGCATGTTTCAATCAGTTGTTTCCTGTCCCCCGCACCGTTCGCCGTTGTGCGCCATCCAAGTTTCTGTTCGTATCCCTCTGATGTGAAGTCAACAGGCTTACCGCGTTGATAGATGTTGTGATACTTCAAATCCTTGAATCGTTGCAGGAATGTTTCGCCCATGTTGATTTCAGGGCAGTACAAGGCGTTGTTGTACATCTTGCACAGCCCATATGCCTGATACACCGCTTCTTCGTTTCCCTGTTGCACATGGAACACCGCAACCTGTTCATCCGTACTGTTGTCGCATACATGCGCCGCAACCCAGTCCTCGCCCTCTTCGCCTGACGGGTCAAGCGCAACTACATAAGGGTGTCCGCGTTCAGGCATCTTGTATATAGTGATCTCTCCCGTTCCGCTGGGTGTCTTGTAAAACAGGAACGTTTCAGGCAAGGCAATAGCGTCGCGCTCGTCGCGGTCATAGGAAAATCGTCCGGTTATAGGCGGGTAATCCCTGTAATGCCGTTCCAGTTCGATAAGCCGGTTGTTCAACAGTGTCGCCGGGAATATGGACTGTCCCGCAACTCCCCATTGTCCCAACGCATCGACCATGTATTTGTATGGATTGATAAGTTTCAGCGATTCCAACTGCGCCGCATATTCTTTGCTTACAAATTTGTTGTCCTTATATGTCGTGCGTAGATAGACATAATCGCCGTTGCTTGACGGGATAAGGTAATCCTCGATGAATTTCTTGATAGGATGTGTTTCAAGCACAGGGTTGAATGACAACGTAAGGCGCACCGGATGAATGATGGAACGCAACGAGTTGTTGATTGTAATGATGTCGTCCATGTTTTCAAAGTCCGTGGCTTCTTCTATCCATACATCCGTAAGATCGCCGTTCTCAAACGTGACCGACTTTGCGTTTTCCGCATCTTCCATAGATATGAACAGAATCTTGTTGCCATTGATGCATGTTGCGTGCGGTCTAGGATTGTCAACGCACTTCCATACGGTATCCGCATGTTCCTTGAACAGAAACTTGATCGCCTTTTTCAGTTCAGCCCACTGTGAATCACCTGCGGATATCTGCGTCTTTCTAAGGCACAATAGATTGCGCCCCGGAATTGTGGACAAATCCTTGACATCCTTTCTTGCCACATGGACAGACTTACCCGAACCACGGCTACCGAAGTAAATTTCATATCGGTATATCTTGTCCCAATACGGCAGATACGCAGGGTTGATCGTGTCCTTGTCAAGATTGACCGTTATTGACGGAGGTAATGATTTAGGCATCTATGTATTGCACCTCTGCTTGAAATGTGGTACTATGACTATAATACCATACTGAAAGGGGTGACCAAATGTCAGAACGATTAAACATACCGGTAAAGTCACGCAATTCAGCGGATGAAGATTATCATTGTTTCAGCGGACGCATTGAAACGGACGTAGACTATGTAT